ACAAACATCTTAGTACCGTTAGGAACATCAGTCTTGATGTAGAAAGCATTAGTGTCCGTAAACCTACGGTTCACATAATAACCATCTGGAATCAAGCCCATGTTATTCACGGCATTGATGTCGTTATTTGCTGAACTAGGACGACCTGGAGAATTCAGGATGCGCTCGGCATTGAACTGATTGGTGGGATCGATATGCAAGCATACCGCCGATGCACCAACAAGAATACCTCTGTCATCCTTTGTCTTCTGGATCGCAATTAGAGCAGTTTCAAGATTGGTTTCACTCAAGTCAACTGTATCAAGATCGTTGTCCTGATCGCCATCACTAATAGTCGGATGTGAATCCGAAATTAGCGGTTGACCGTCGCCACCCAAATAAGACGTAGAAAACGCATTGTTAAATACGTTAGCCGCTTTGGTCTGCTTCGTGTTCGCCATTGCACGAGCAAGAGAACGAGACTTTACCTTGGAGAAGGTATCATAAAGATTGTCCTCCATAGCCTCTTCTGTGATGGCAAAAGCCAAAGCCACAGTCTCTGCTGTATAGCGAGCAGTGTAGTTTTCCTGAGCGGAATCGTATTGAATCGCTGCGCCCTCTGACTTAGTGGGGGCCGTAGCAAAACCGGTGAAGAGCACTTCTTCTTCGAAAGCACGATCTGAATTTTCGACAACATACAAAGGTTCATGTTCGTTGTCTACCGAACCATACTCCAAACCGAAGACGGCATTAAGACCGGGAAGTAGCTCTTTCGCAATATTTGCGCGATTAATAGCCATTTGTCATTCCCTCCTTAAGGCCCTGTACACACGAAAGCGTCTACGTGCTGTACCATACGAACTTCAACTTCTGCAAAAGCACGATCTGCTGTGCTCTCGTTATCTGGCGAATCATAAAAGCGAATCGGCCTTATCATAGCACTAGCAGAAGTCCGATCAGCGACGCAAAGGCCGAAACCAGAAATACCAGTAACTGTTGAGCCGGTGCCTAAAGTCACACCAAAGTTGAAAGAGTTCATATCCGCCGCTGTAATTGACGTATCCGCCTGCACTAGGTAAGTAGTGGAAGGATCGTCATTTACAAACGCGTAGACATTTCCATCTGCAGAAGAAGTTGCACTTGGATAATGTTTTGACCATACTGGCTGTTTAGTAGTAGGATCGACATATTTACAACCCATAAAAACACCAATAGCAAGGTCAGTTCCTGCAGCAATTGGAGCCACAGTTCCAGCCGTTGTCTTCACGACATCACCAAGGAAGATAGCGCCAGATCGGGCATTAGCAATAGGATACCTATTGAAACCGCCCGTGTTAGCACCAGCACCTCGTATGCGCGAAGGATGTAGACCGGAAAGCTTTTTGGTACTTGACATACCATCAACCTCCTTTTCTATTTTAGAGGCTACTCATCAAAAGATGGTCGGCCTCTATGCACTTGTGAACGAGATGAATTAGTCACCGGCATGCGAGGATCGTTATTGTGCATCAGTTGCTGATTGACAGCATCCAATTGCGCTCTAGCTTTCCCCTCAAAATGTTCTTTACGAGCTTCTACTAATTCACGAGGACACTTCATTAGAAGGAGATCACCCCGAATAATACAATCTCTAAAACGCTCGCCAACCGTAGCCATGCTTCCAACAGGAGCAGCCAACTCTGGAGCTTCGTCTCGACCTACCGGAGTCCACCCGAATTCCTCTTTCTTTCGGAGATTCATCCAATCCTCTTCCCCTTTGATCATGTATCTAGCCCACATGAGTTCAAGGTTCTGAGAGTCAAATAAATTCTTAACAGAATCAGGAATCTTTAGAGGATTGTATTCCTCATAGACCGGCCTTTGACTTCTCTCTCTCGTCTGCATTTCCCGCATTTCCATAGTACTTGACATTTCCAGTAACCTCCGCGCTATCCGATTTGAGTATATTCGCCGTCAGCGACATCTACTTTGGCTTTTTCGAGAGCCATTCTTTCAAGTGATATTCCCCACTTCTTAGCTAAATCCACATCCTTTTGTGAAAGTCTAACTTTTCCACGAGGAGTCGGTGTGCGCGATTGCCCAACGACCACTTGTGCAGGCTTTCTCGGTTCCTGCTTACCGAACTTGTGAGGAAGTTCATGTTCTAATTGACGATCTACTTCCTCGTAAAAATCTACACTCGACGGGTCTTTGCCCTCTTTCTTAAGCTTCTGATCGATAGCTAGAGCCGCCGCTGTTGCAACTGAATCTTGGCCGAACCATGTATTACGGTCAGCCCATTCAACCGCTAAAGGATCAAACTGTTCTTGTTGTGGCATCTCCAGGGGAGCCCTTGCTGGAGCTTCCTGAGGTTGCGCTTCAAGATAATTTTTTCTAACATTAAGTAATTTTAACTCAGATTGCGCATCTACCATAGCCTCCTGAGCATTTACTACCTTATCTTTATCTCCACTCTCAAATGCATCAGCAAAAGATTGTTTCGATAAGACCAACTTTTCTTGTAACTGCTTTTCTTCGGAAGTTAAGGAAGCAATTTCAGAGTTATTGCTTTGAATAGCCGTTTGATCTAGACGACCTTCCAACTCCTGAATTTTCCCAAGAGCATGGCTTAATTGATCTTCCCGCTCTTTTCGTTGCTTTACTAATTGACGGATACGTTTTTCAGCACCCTTGGTCTTTATCCCCTCAAGTTCTTTAGTTTCTTCTTTAGGGGCCTCTTCGACTTCGAAATCTACTTCTGGTGTAGCTTCGACTTCGACAGCTTTGTCTTCATCCATGTTAAATTCCCCGTAGGTTGCGAGTCCAAACGATTACGCTATAAACAACTTACATTAAATATTGATAGTATCCAAAGAGTTATTAAAATACAAAAGTTTATTGGGGTTCTAATGTCGGCATTTAATTAGGCTCCGTAAGCCATATAATGGTGACATCAGTACCCCCACAATTCCACCTCTGAATACCCCCAGCCGGACGTACCTGTACTGTTGCTAATATTTACCACCCGCCAGTATCGATGCGCGCCCGCCCCGTCGCCTGAGATATCAAGTGTGTTATATGCAGGCTTTGTCGCCGTCTGCCCGCTAAAGGTCGTTCCACTGTTCGACCAAGCGGAATCGTTATCAGAGTATTGAATTTTATACGAGCCGTTCGTGGGATTATTGCGAGGCGAAATCCGCGCACTCGTCACAGTTTTTGTACTGGTGAAATCGTATCTAATCCAATCGTTCGACACGTTGGTCGCCGGGTCAATATTGGAACGCCAATCATCGGTATAGTCGCCGTCAGATAGGTCGGATAACGCGCCCGACACAGTTCCGGCGGAAGACGTAGGCGTCAGTCCCGACGAGATAAACGTACTGTCTGGAATCGGAGCGACACTAATTACCTGTGCGTGCATAATCGCCATAATTAAATCTCAGGCCAAACTATTGACGATATAATGGTTTCAATCGCGCCAACATCGGCTGCCGTGTCGATAGCCTGCTCTGCCGCGTTGGATGCGTCTCTAACTTTGGCTCTGTTTTCCAGTACGGCTAAAGGTGCGTCTTCCCCCGTTTCCTGTTTCCTGATCGTCAGCCAATCCGTATCGATCAATAAAGCCCGCGCATGCTTTTGGACGCGAGAGGTTGCTTTCGCTTTTAGTTCCGGCAAAGGCTTTGCGGTGGCGGTGACGGTAACAGTCACGGCATCGGCGGTTATTTCTGTGACCGGCTCAGATAGTTCAAAAAACTCGGAATCCTCGCCGCCGATATTTTCTACATAGGGAACAACGCCGATCTTTTTTAAGTCAGCCGCTGTCCAGTCATCGAGAATTCTATCGGCATGTCTGACTCCATTATTCGCTCGAATATCTTTTCTCGGTTGGATTCGCGTTCCGTCGCTATACGCCCAGTTCATCAATCTAACTCCTGACTATAAGAGACAGCTACGTTCGTTCCATCGGGTGAAACATATCCAATTAGATACTGACCCGCCTCTGAAATGGTTGATGCCATATCCTCATCGCCCAGGATTTCTGAACCCAGGGAGATTGTATGACCACCAGAATTGTCCAGGTAAATCAGGCCCGATTGACCATTGGTTTCATTAGTAAATTCCAGCGTGTCTGTCCCGGCTGGCGTCCAAGCGAAATTTTGACCAGCATTCATATCGAAACTGCCGTCATTGTCGGTCACGAATGTGGCCCTTTGCGAACCAGTCCAAGCCTGATCGGCAGCGACCATCGTATCGGTTACTAGAGTATTAATTCGCGATAGAGCAGATTTTCGATTAGTTCCTCCAGCGCCATCGTCAACAATAATCAAATCGGTGGTCTGTAGATCAGCGTTTATATCCGTGCCGCCATCGATGTCCAATGTTGTTATTGGCGTAGTTCCAGCAGTTAAACCTGATCCTGACCCTGCAAAAGAAGTTGCGGTTAAATCTCCAGTGACGGCGGTATCGTCTCCAATTGCCACTGTCCCCGAACCATTGCCCTGGATAGTGACACTGCCGTTAGTAGTTGACGCTGTGACAGTATCCGCCTTTAAAGTGCTCATTTCGGAAACCTCGATTTAATCTCAGAACGCTTCGCCGTCCAAGTGCCGGAAGCAACCTCGCCAGCCTGTTCCTCAAAGAAAAGTGGATCAGCTTCTACTTGATAAGCGTTACGGCGATTTCTCTGGACTTCTGCCGCTGCTCTGACAGGTGCTTCGGAGGCCCACGCTGCTTCTTCGGCATCTTGTGCAGCTTCTTCTTCTGGGGTAAACCAAACTTTCTTATTATTAATCATATGATGTCTAGGCATGTGCGATCCCCCATACTGTCATTCGGCCACTGGCTATATTACCTGAGGCAAACAAAAACTGAATCCTATCTAAAGTAATAACAGCATCTCTACTACCGTAGATGGTTGCACATTTCAAAATTGTATCATTGCTCATAAATAGTGAATTTCCGGTGATTAAGGGAAAAACAGTTCCATCTCCAGGACAAGTTAAAAATAACAATGCTCCCATACCCTCGCCAGTTGCAGTAGTTCCGACTCCAGATTTTCCAAGAGAGATTTGTGCTACTGAAGCATTACTATTTAAAACTTCAGAAACTCCATCACTGGCCGAATTTGTTATGAGAGCTTGGCTGTAATCGCTCCCTCCAGAATCCACTCCACTCGAATCACCGACACGAATCCAACCTATAACATTATCTGTTGCTGGTTCTATGTCACTCAACGCAATAGCATAAGTATCGTATGTGCTGTCCAAGCCTGTTTGCGTGAGACTGGCACTAGCAGATGCCACTTGTGTTCCAATTAAAGTCCAAGACCCACCAGCAGCAGCAGCCTGAAATGTAGGTGCAGCCCCAGCGCCATTACTAGTTAAGACATGAGTAGCGGTTCCGACAGCCACGGCTGCTGGGTCACCGCTCGCATCCCATGTAATTAGCTCCCCATCGGTTCCTACCTGTAATCCAGAGATAGGAACACCTACGGTCCCACCAACCTTAAAGCCAGCTTCCAGATTCGGAACACCTGTACCGCCGCCTGTGATGGTTAAATCGGTGTTATCAGACTTAGTTGTGACGGTATCCGCCTTCAGGGTACTCATATCTTAGTCTCCCGGTGCTGTAGGCCAAACAGGACTAGCGGGATCAGCGGTGGTTGCCGGTAAATTTCTCAAAGCAATTCGGTAATCTTTTTGAGCCTGGGTAATCGTCAAATCACTAGACGCCCACCAGTCAGACTCATGCAGAAGACGATTTCTTTTTTCACGCAAGCCCGCCATAGCCCTATCATTTGCACCAGCCGCGAGCGCAGCTTCTTCAGCATCACGAAGAGCTTCACGTTCCGCTGAGTATGGAATATTACCATTTGCTGTTGCTGCGAATCTTACCACGATTTTCTCCTTTCACTCTTAGCTGTCTGCTAGTCCGTAAAGATTGAACCTACCGTCGATATTGCCGCTCTCCATCAATACTTGAACAGAGTTCATGGCAGTAGCAGATAATCGCGCTCCTGCAGCAGTCTTACTTCCAAACTCGTTCGCTGCACCGTGTATACAACAATAAACATTAAAGGTCGTATACAAGGTGCCATCACTGGGATCGGAAATCACACACCAGAAGGAGGAGTTGGATGCGGCGGCATTTGAAAGACCAGTCGCTGATGGGGGAGCACCTGACAATGACATCGCAACGTCTGCAAAATCATACCGCGCAACAGCCGATCCACCTCCAGGTTCTGTGCCATCACCAACCCATGAGTAATCACTGGCTCCATCATCCCAGTTAGACCCGCCATCACTACTAGTTCGTAGCCAAAGTTGCTGATCACTAGTTGCCGGATTAATCGCAGACCCAACAAGAAGATAGGCTGTGTAGGTTGAGGAAAGGGCACTATCGAAATCAACGCTTGCAGCGCCTGACGCCAAAATAGAACTAATCAACACCGTTCCACCACCACCAGCCGCCTGAAATGTGGGTGCAGCCCCAGCGCCATTTGATGTCAAGACATGAGTGGCCGTTCCAACAGCTACCGCCGCCGGGTCTCCACTTGCGTCCCATGTGATCAGCTCTCCGTCAATCCCAGCCGCTAATTTTGCTAAAGTAACCGCATCGTCTCTAATGGATGCTGTAGGGACACCCGCAACAGACCCAACCTTAAATCCGGCGGCAAGATCAGGAACTCCAGAACCTTTTCCCGAGATCGAAAGGTCCGTATTGGTTCCTGTCGCGGCTGAAATTGCATCTGTCTTTATTGTACTCATATTATCACCAAGGTTCCCTCTACTGTCAAAGTAGAACCACTACTTACCGTAAGCGGTCCCGTTGCCGAAGCATTCTCTGTTGAGGTAATAGTTACGTCCGCATCAAGGGCCAATTCATTTATTCTAAAAATATCCCCTGCGCTAGAACCCGTGGTGCCATTATCACCTTTATAATAACCACCCCCAACTCCGGTTAAATTACCACCGCCACCATAATATTCTGCTGCCGAAACATTACCACTAAACTCAGCAGCAACACCTGAAACCTTGGTGGTAAATGATCCTGTAACTGCTACAAGATTAGTGGCACTAACACAGGCTGAAAATGAGCCAGTAGCTCCATCTATATCGCCTGTAATATCTCCTGTAACACCACCTATTAAATTGCCGTCAAAGGTGGCTGCACTGACTATCCCAGAAAACTCTCCTGCAACACCAGAAACCTTAGTAGTAAAAGAACCCGTGACTGCGACAAGATTTGTTGCCGAAGCACAAACGGGAACTCTTAAAGTATTGGCAATAAAGTCAGTAACTGATGTTTGACCTGCTCCTGAAGTGCCGTCCATAACAGAAGTAGCATCACAAAAGAGAACCATTGAGGCTCCTTGAGTAACTTCTGTACCATTAGTTTCTGAGGAAGTTTTAACTTTTAAACTAAAACTACCAGTAGTATTATTAAATACTTGGTAACGGCGCGACTTAATAGGAACATGAACAGCAATATTACCTGTTAATTCCCCTGTATATATGTGATTTGCATTAAGAGCTTCGGCATCTGTAAGAGATACATTCGCATCCCCGGCAACCGATTTAGATAAGGTACCCGCAACTGCCGTGTCAAAATTGTCGGCACCAGTATTAAGGGTAGTGCCCCAAACATTTTCTGAAGCACCGGGGGTAGGTTTTGAAATACCTAAATTTGTTGTGTCGGCCATAACTACCCACTAAATATGTACATGGGATCGAGATTTTTTGGATCATCGATACGCATAATTATCTGGTCATCATACATAATAACCAGACGAATGCCCTTATACAAAAATTTAGTTCCTGTGTGTTTACCGTAACAAACGTAGTCTCCTACTTTGCACCACGGTCCTTTAGAAAATTTATCCTTGTCGTTATAGGCTAAATCTCCCAGTCTCAGAACACGGCCCACAGTAGAAAGGTATTGGATATCATCCTTCATTTTATCGGGAAGAAGTATACCACCTTTAGTCTCGGCACGAATAACCACAGGTCGTATCATAACATGATAAGATGGAAGGTCTAATTCTAAGGTAGGATCAGGTGATTCCCCATCAGTTACCCATTCATCATTAGGGAGAGCACCCCCCAAATTCGGCTGTCGCATTAAAGTTCCTCCTCGTCCTCTTGCATTAGACGCGATTCAATCTCCTTGATGCGGAGTATTGCCCACTCCAAAGAAGATATTGAACCTACAACATACCTGTATTGCATATGATCGTCAACACGCCCAGACGCAAGGATATCTTTCAGACGCTCTTGTTCCGCCCGAAAGTCCTTTATGATGGCATCAATCACGATCCGCTATAGGGACTTTGCTTAAATGGATCGTGGTTACTGTAGTTTTTGTTACGAACGTGCCTATAAGACCAATCAGGCCAGTCGCCCACATCACCATCACGAGTACGTTCAGCCCACTGGTTTATATTAACCTGACTGTAGTTGCGAATCTTCGAATGCTTTCGCACAGAATTAGACGCACCTTTGATAGGTTT